GTTCTATCCGAGGGGGTTCGCTTAGCCTAGCAGTAGCTCGCCTAGCTAGTTCGCTTAGGACGAACGATCGGTTCGCGATCGGTTGTCGGGGGTGATTTGTCCCCTCCGACATTCACGCAGATATAATATGTAAGTTTCTACGCTTACAGGATTGAAGTTCGCATGTTGATGCGCTGATGGGCTGACGTTGTAGTCCCTCGGCGGTTGCTCAGCGGCTCGATGTTCGGTGATATCCGTTGTCGTCCGACTATAAGTACTGCAACTCGCTCGACGTTCGGTTTGTTGTGGCGTCTTGTTATGCTGTCCTTGGTCGCGTACTGCTTGTCTTTCTTGCTCCGCTGTTGCTTGCGGGTGATAACGGTGTGCGAGATCGGATTACTCACTTGTGCTTGATTTCCGTCAGCTGTTCCTCTGTTCCTAGCTGACGTGCCTGCCTCGTAAACGGTAGTTTTTCTTGCAGGTCCTTTCGGTACTTTGGCGAATCTCCCGGCGGATCCCACTTCTGACACCAATGTTGTGGCGCGTCCCTTGAAGGGTGCCACAGGATTTCGGGATCTTGGTCGGGTTAGGGCTTGGAAGCCCGAGGTCACCAAATGAATGCACCAAATGTAGTAACACTTAACTTTTATTAAAGAAAATACACAATGTGGTCACATACGTTATTATGACTATTTACTTCCCGATCGTTATACCGCACGTTGTAAGGAGTCGCGTGACGCTCCGCGACACTGACCTGACGTTTTGGTCTCGGGTGTCGGCACGGCTTCACTCACTTCTTCGCGTACTTGTTATCGGAACGGCCTTACGTGACGCGTAGTTTAGATCTTTGACTGCCCCCCGTTCATGTGGTCAGTCTCTTTTAACTGGATTAATGTGGGACACGGGTCGGTTCGGAGGCTGTTGCCTAATGCTGACTCAGTGGCCCCGTGTCCCCAATTCGGGTGCAAGCTAAGAAGTTCGAGATCGAAGTTCTTAGCTTGCATTTTCGCAATTGTCAACCTAATTATGTATTTCTTAATTCTTGAATTGAGGTTTCGCTTTTCATACGCGAATGCGTGGTTTCGCCATCTCGGTCGTCTGCGCAATCTTTCGGCGCTCGCTTTTGCCGCGCGCGATTCGCTGTGTCGGCGTTTCGTTAAAGTAGATCGCGGTCGTCATGCGATCTACTTGCTTAAGTATTATATATTTAAAATAAATTTAATTAACTGGTTATAGCCATTTGGGCTATAACATCCCTCCCCCGTTATAAAAAGAAAACGGAGGTACGCAGTTTTCTTACATGCATTTTTTTTTTTGTTCCGATTACATCGTTGTATTATAATCGTTTACTTACGCTAATCTATATACTATCGTTAGTACTCGTATTCTAATATCTCAAGCTTTTGCTTCGTTTCAATATAGATTTTGGATATTCGCTCGGTTCACTGTCTATCGTGAATATTGGGCGTTTGGCGTATTTCCTTTTATTTTTCCGTTGTGAAATTATATATACTATGAGAATTATTATAATTATTGTAATAATTCCGCTTGATGTCATGGGGTATATAAACTGTTTTTGCGAAAAGAAGTTTTTGTTTTTTTCTTCGATGCTACCATTTATTTCTTCTAGTTTTGCTTGCAGTCTATTTAGCTTTATCCCGTGTGATGATAAGCTTTGTAAAGTGTTGTTGTCGTTTGTTATTGTTTTTTGATCACGTAAAAGTGTTATGTTTAATTCTGGTAAATAAGTTTCTACATTTGTTTCGAATATTATTTCTTTTGATTGAACTATCATATCCCGTGTTGTCAGTTTACATTTATTCTTTAACGATATCCTGCCCGTGTTTCTTATGGTTAGTTTCTGTTCGTGTCGTCCGTCGCATTCTATAGTTATCTGTAGGTCAGTGGCGAACGAGTATAACCATGAGTAGGGGTGATCCAGCGTGATCCAAAATCCGTTACTGGTAACTATATGTTTACTAGGACAATGGTGATAGTTCCGCTGTTGTATATACATTTGCACCTCGCATGGTGCGTTTGTGTTCACGCGGTATGTAGGCATTGAATTTCGGCACATATACTGTGTATCGTCTCTGACGCATTTTTCTAATTCTTGTTTAGTCATTTTTAGGTACGTTAATTTTTCCCTATCTACGGCTATTATTTCGTTATCTATTTCTCTAGTGGTGAAGATATTGCGGTGGTCGTGTACCGGTAGCGCGATTACATTGATTAAATCGTAATTCGGCTGTGCGATCAGAGGAAAACGCAATATTGTATAAATAGTAGTTTTATCGCTAAACGCGGTTATTTGCGTGTGTTTTTCTATAGCTAGCCAGTCTTCGCGGTGGACTTTAAATGGGAAATATAGTCCTTGCGGTATTTGTTGCGTCGCTTCTTTTAGTTGGTGAATAATGTTATCTATCGGCATTAGTTTGGGGTGCATTGCCCCTTGGCGAATATACGTTAGGTATTCTATTATATTTTCCGCATCGCGAATAAGGTCGGACAGTATCGCCATATGTGTTATACTTTGTTCATTAAGTTCTTCATGAGTTAAGTACTTCATCATTTTGGCCTGCAACAGTTTTTCGTTTCGCTCTATTATGCTTTCTGCGTCTCCTATGTGCGTAATCGTAGTATTTAACACTATGAGTTGATTTTGGATCGCGTGTTGTATGGTTTGTTGCTTCTTCTGAAGTAAATCTAATTGTTCTTTTATCAATTTCTCGTCTTTTGCGTCCATTGTTCCGAACAGTGATTTCGCTAATGAACCTATTCCGTCTATCAGTCCTCTACGTCTGTTAGTCGGTGGTTTGTATATTGTCCGTATTTGTGTCATTATGTTTTGTAAGTATTGCTCTTCTCTCTGTGTTATGAGTCCTATGTTACCGCATGTTTGCGTCTGACTCTCAGCACACATTACCTTAGCTTTTTCCATGTGTTGCATTATTTGATTGTACCTTGTAGTTAGGCTTGTCAGGTCTAGTTTGACCACTAGCTTCCAGGTTTCCTTTGCGTGGTGTAGTTTTCCAATTTTTTCGAAATAAATTCCTGGATTATGTTGGAATTCTTGTACGTCGTATGGAGAGCTTGCCTCTTCGTTTATCACGTAGGCTTTGCTCGCCCAGCAGATGACCAGTCTGTAATAAAATATTCGGTGTCTTATATCCGCTTTGTCGCGGTTTATTGTTTCATGGTTTATTTCCGACGCGGTTTAGTAGTTTTTCATTCGTTGCTGTGTTACAAGTTAAAAGAATGTGCTACAAGTTTGCGCGTGTAATTAACGAGGGATTGTCCCTCCCTCCTCGAAGTGAATATTTTTGGCCACCCCCTTTTGCGGGGTTGCCTTTTGTACCGGAGCCGCCCCGGCTGGTGGAGGATCCGGTAGTTTTGGCTCCTCGCTCCTTGGTTGATGAGTTCGCTGAGGGCATCGATTTCTCCCAACCTCTGGAGGACCAGTTGCCTCCCGTACATCCCGAGCCTCTGTTTGTTCGGGACGGTGTGGCTATTTATGTGTCCCGTGGTCGGGCCTACCGGCGTCCAGCTCCGGTTGGGCCCTTGCCTCCTGTAGGGCACGGGGCTGGTGGTTCGTCGCCGGCGCAGGGTCCCGCGCCCCGAGTTGGCCGTGGGGCTGCCATTTTGGCGGCGCTGCGGGCCAGGCAGAATTCGGGTCGCTCCCGGGATTAAGTAAGTAGAAAAAAAAAATTTTTCGTACGCTTACGCTTCTATAAAAGGCTTTAACCTATTTATGTGCATGCGCGAGGTTTTCCTCCCCTTTTTTACTGTATAATTCACTTCTGAATTTTTCTCTATTATTGTGTATGGTCCTGTCCATAGTGCTTCTAGCTTCTTTGATCGTCCGCGTCGTAGCGTTTCGTCGTACACTAGCACTTTTTCGCCTATTTTGTATTTTATTTCCCCGGTCCTTTTGTCATACTGCTGCTTTGCTTTGACTTTTTCTTCCTTAACGCGTTTCCTTGCGAGTTGAGTGGTTGCCCTTAGTCTTTCTTTTAATTCTTGCGCATAATCATCATAATTGTATGTTGGTTTAGGCGGTTTAGTTAGGGCCGTCGGTAACTCAGCTTGACGTCCGTACGTTAGTTCGAAGGGTGTGTACCCTGTCGCAGTGTGTGGCGTCGTATTATACGCGAACATTGCATACGGTACCCATTCATCCCAATCCGTCTGATCCTTATTTATATAATGACGCAGATATTCGGCTAGAGTACGATGCGATCTTTCCAGTGCACCGTTACTCTCTGGATGATAGGCGGTCGTTTGAATTTTGTCGATTTTTAATAATCTGCATGTGTTCTTAAAAATTTCGCTCAGGAAGTTTGTGCCTTGATCTGTTAAAATTTTTTCTGGAATTCCGTGTTCTAACACTATTTTCGTCACGAATTCCTTACTTACAGTATTCGCTTCCTGGTTTGGTATCGGAATTGCCTTGCTGAATTTCGTTAAACTATCTTGAAATGTTAGCAAGTATTTATTTCCGTTTGTAGTTACCGTCAATGGACCTAGTATATCTAATGCGCATTTCTCGAAAGGTCTGGAAGGCGTATCTGTTATTACTAAGGGTGCTTTAGTTCGCGGCGTTAGTTTATTTTTCTGGCATAATTCACACCTTTTTATGTGCTCCTCGACGTCCTTGGTTATTCCGGGCCAGTTATATTTTAGGCGTATTCGCCTTAGGGTTCTTTCAATCCCTTGATGCCCTCCTATCGGTGCATCATGATATTCCTTTAATATTTGTACTTTTTCTTCCTCTGTTGGAATCCTTAAATTGTCGGTATCCTCTTTTAATGTATGGATGTTCCGTTCTTCTTCTCCTTTGCAGGTGTCGTATTTCACGTTGCGACTTAGCGCGTCAGCATTTGCATTTGCTCGTCCGGCCTTGTGTATGATTTCATAATCATACTCTTCTAGTTTTAATCTCCATCGGATTAGTCTAGAACCTGGATCATTTACGCTAAATAGCCATATTAGCGGTTTATGGTCAGTCACAACTTTGAATTTTGTGCCGTAGACATATGGCCTAAAATGTTTTACGGCCCATACGATGGCTAATAGTTCTTTTTCTGTTGTGCTGTAATTCTGCTCCGCCCGAGTAAGCACTCTGCTGGCGTAAGCAATCGGCCGGTCATCGCCCACCGTACCTTGTGACAACACTGCTCCTAGCGCATAGGCGGAGGCATCGGTGGTTACGATGAATTCCTGTGTGAAGTCTGGGTACCTTAGCACTGGCGCCGTCGTTAATTTTTCCTTTAATTTGTTGAAGGCATCCTGCTGGTCTGCGGTCCATATAAACTTCTCTGTCTTTTTTGTTAACCTTGTAAGTGGCTTGGCTATTTTTGAAAAATTTTCAATGAACTTTCTGTAGTAACCGGCGAGACCTATGAAGGATTGTATATCCTTTACTCTTTTTGGTTCCGGGAAATCCTTTATTGCTACTAATTTCGAAGGATCCGGTGATATCCCGTTTTCTGAAATTATGTGTCCTAGATAAACGGTTTCCTTCCGTAAGAACTCGCATTTGTCCGGCTGCAATTTTAATTTATTCTCTCGAAGTCTTTGCAACACTTCTTCGAGCCTTTTGTTGTGGTCCTCTAGGCTTGATCCGTAGATTACGATGTCGTCTAAATAAACTAGACATTTGAGTCCTTGCATCCCTGTTAGGACTGAGTTCATTAGACGCTGGAACGTGGCGGGCGCATTTTTCAATCCGAACGGCATTCGATTGAATTCGTAGTGCCCGTAGGGTGTTGAAAATGCGGTTTTCCCTTTATCTTGCTCGGCCATCGGGATTTGGTGATATCCCGACGCCAAGTCCAACGTTGTAAAATACTTGGCGCTTCCCAGCTGGTCCAGTATTTCCGTGATATTAGGCAGTGGGAACGAATCGCCAATAGTTATGTTGTTCAATTTCCGAAAGTCTACGACGACTCGGAGCTTTATTTTTCCGGATGCGTCGGCCTTCTTTGGTACCACTAATAACGGCGCATTCCATTGGCTTATGCTCGTTCTAATTATTTCGCTTTGTAGCATTTCCGTTATTTGCCGGTTTACCTCTAACTTATGCTTTTCGGGTAAGCGATACGGTCTCACGTTTACTGGCGCGGCGTCGGCGCGCGTATTTATTTCGTGGACCACGGTGGAGGTACACGTTAATGGTTCTCCTTCATTATAGAATACGTCCTGATAATCCTCGCATATCCTTTGAATTGCCTGTTTCTCTTCGTGATTTAAGTGATCGGTACGCAGTAGCTGTCAGAGTTGCTGGGCTCGCGGGATGATCGACCTTTGGTTTCTATTTGCTTGCACTGTATGTACTATCGCGGAGGTGTCGGATTTCATTTCCTCAACGGTAACGTGAGGCGTAATTATCTCGACGGCCGTGTCCGTTGTGTTTATAATACTCACGGGACACTCGTATTTTTCGGCATTGACCAAACAGTTGCCTATATATATTCCCGGTGTCAATTCCTCCGCCCGGACTATGCCTACTCTATTTGTATTTGTGGTGGCTTTTAATATAGTCTCACTGCGTGGTTTAAGAACTAACTTACTGAAGGGGTGAAGTTTTAATACGGTGTTCCCGATTTTTAATTGACTGTTCGAGTAATCGCACGTCACGGTATGTTTCCTCAAAAAGTCTATTCCTAATATGCCATTGTGTTCGATGGGTGTATCGTCTCCTACCACGTAGAAGGCATGTTTTAGACGGCGTCCGTCGAGTTCAATGGTGGCGTACATTTTTCCGATCGTATGAATTTTGTGCCCGGTTATCCCGGTGAGCGCTATTTTGTCCTCATAAATTAGCGCGTCGTCCCTTAACTGCTTGAGTTTAATTAAGGAGATAGTTGAGCCTGAGTCATACAGCATGTTTATTTTTCCCTTTGCTGCTTCGCGTATTGGTAATCGTGTCCATAGTAATTGTGGCACAGACGTTACCTCTTTAATATGGGAAACCCGATATTCTAGCGCGGGTCGTGGTTGTCTTTGTTTCTCCGGCTCGATCTCGCTTTCGCCATTGCTACCGGTGGACTCGGATTCACGTCTTCGATGACGCTGCCCCCTTTTTTTTTTCTCGCTTTCATCGCGTGGCTTCTTGTCATGTTCCGTCGTTTCTTTAATTTTATTTTCGGATCTGTTCCTTCTGCTCCAGCACTCATCGCGGCCGTGCCCGGTCTTTTTGCACAGGGAACAAAATTTATTTACAATGTTGATGCGCGGTTTTTCGGGTTTCGGCAACGCGTTTTTACCACTGCGGCAGTCGCGCCCGTGATGTCCGCTCCTTCCGCATTTAAAACATGCATTGTTGTTCCGGTCTGCTCGCGAATAACTTGGCTCGGCTCGAGTTCGAGTTGAATATTGGCTCGCTTTTACCGGTTTTACGAGTTTTTCCTCTGCGGTTGCGCCTGTTACGGCCTCTTGTAACGTAGTATACCGTTGGGCGCGCACGAGTATCTGGAGTTCCTCGCGTAATCCGATTTGGAAGTTGATCAGAGCTTGATCCTTTATTGTTTGTTGTATAACGGTTTTAACAACGGCGGTATGTCCCTTACCCTCGATCATGGATGCGTATAATTTCATCGCGAGGAGGTCTACGCGCTGTCCAAACGCATGAGCAGTTTCGTTAGGCTTCTGTTTTAGAGAATTGAACTCTATTTGTAGGTGTGTTACGCTCTGCTTGGTTTGATAACAGGCTTCGAGCTGCTGTTTTAGTTCCTCAAAAGTTTGAATGTCGCGCGTCTCTAAATCTTGCAGAGCCTTGCCCTTCAGTTTTGTACATAGTATGGCCTGGACTAGTGACTCTTCATTCGCGGGATCGATGTTATTCATAGCGTAAGTGCTCGCGCTAATAAATTCTTTCAGCTTGTGGCGCGACGTCCCATCGAATTCTGGGATCATCGTTCTCGCTTCCTTATTTGATAGAAAGTTCGGAGTGGTACTACGGCGATGTCGGATGTCGCGGTCGGATCTTCCGTATGTCATACTGGATTCTCCGTGGTTTGTTTCGCGACGGGGGGCGCTCCGGCCTATGTTCTCTACTTGCCGTACTCGCTCATGTAACGAGTGTAACTCCGTACGCATCTCCGTGCGCATTTCGTGCAATAGTTCTAATATCGCGGTGTGGTCCGTTTCTTCACGTCCCGCGGGACGTCGTGTTCGTCCTGTACCCGCGTTTTGCTGCTCAAGCCTAAGTGCGGCTAGACGCGGTACGTCCTGGTCCGCATCGGTGGCAGTATTTATGAACTCTGGAGGGGTGCGCGCTGTCGCCATCTCGCCTCTCAGATGCCGGTAAATCTCTTCGGGGTCGAAAGTGTCGCTCTCGTAAGAGGTTAAAGAAAATTCCCGTCGTAACGATACGTTACTGGGCGTCCGGCTTATGCGTGGT